ATGTCTTCATTAAAATCAAGGAAAGGTGCATCTATATATAATGTTGTAACCTACACTCTTCCCAAACTACACACCGGAAAAAATTGGTATGTCGATTTTCAATGCCTCGACCCTGTTGATGGCAGAATGAAAAGGAAAAAGTATATGCTTGATTCCATAAACAAGGTTTCTGATAAGAAAAAGCGGGCAGCCGAAATTATCGCTAATACCACATTACGCTTAAGGCAAGGATGGAATCCTTGGGCAGAAGCTACATCAGAGCGTATGTATGCACGTTTTGATGATGTGGCCACTCTATATCTTAGATACATTGAGAAGTTGACAGCCAATAACACTTTAAAAAGGAAAACATGCTATGATTACCAATCACGCATGAATATGTTAATGGAATACAATCAAAGCAGAAGCAATCCTATTATATATATGTACCAGTTAGACCAAGCGTATATCAGCGACTTTCTGGACTATCTATTGTTAGACCGCGATGTGACGGCACGCACGCGCAATAATTACAAGACATGGTTTTCGGCTTTCTGCACATGGTTGCAAGAGAAAAAATATATGAATAATAACCCGGTAGAACATGTAAAGAGCTTGACCGAAGGAGGAAAGTTCCGATCTGCATTTTCACATGGCGATTTGACTCGGTTGAAAGATTACCTACAAAAAACAAACCTACACTATCTGCTGGCGTGTCAGATGGAGTATTACACTTTCATCCGACCTGACGAATTATCCTGTATTCGATTACGGGATATCCACATTAAAGAGCAGAAAGTATATGTTTCATCTGCTATTTCCAAAAACCGGAAAGATGGTATGGTAGGACTTAACGATACAATAATAAGATTAATGATTGATCTAAATATTTTTAGTTACAATTCCGACTATTATTTGTTTGGTAAGGACTTTAAACCTTCAAAGACAAAGGCTGATTCGAGGATATTCAGAGATTACTTTAATAAACTCAGAACCGTCCTTAGGATGCCAAAGAATTACCAGTTTTATTCACTAAAAGACTCTGGCATCAGAGACCTTGCCAACACAGAAGGAATTGTTGTGGCACGAGATCAAGCGCGCCACTCTGATATCTCTGTTACAAATAAGTATCTCAAAGGAGACTCTTTGACTGTTCATGAAGCGACAAAACATTTTAGCGGATTGCTATAAAACAGTACAAAGTTTATATAAAAACTGGCAAGCCATCTCATATTAGTGCTTGCCAGCTACTTGACTTACCTCTATTAAAACTATCCTTGCATCAAGAGCATTCGCAATTTTGGAGAGGGTATCAATGGTTGGTGACATCTTTCCACCCTCTATCTTACAAAGATTGGAGTGGTTGATGCCTGTCTTGTCGGCAAGATCCCTCACTGTCATTTGTTTTTTCGCTCTAAGGGCTGCTATTGCAGCCCCTATTCTTTCTCTATCAGTCATCTTAACTCTATATTAATCAGAGAAATCCCAATCTGCTGCAAGGCAGAAATAGCATCCGCTCTGATTGTGCACACCAGCAGCATACACCTTGGCAACGTTATTCGCTTTCGAGAGCCCTAACTTTTCACAAGCCTCTTCAAAGCTGGTATCATCAGAGGTAATTGCGGTTACGGCGTCAGCACTGTTTACGAAGCCTGACAGCTCTTCTGCCTGTTCTTCTGTCTCTACCAAATAGGGGTCGGCGTTGAAAATGGCAATTGCGCCGATGAAATCTTTTGAATCAAAGTTTTTCATAATGTTTGCCCGTCATGCCGATAGCGCAGCGTTAATGATTTATCTGATTTTTTCTTCGTAAATTACTTCTCCGGTTTGGTTACATACTATTGATACTGTACCGCCTTTATAATCGGCAAAATAGCTCTCGTCAGTGCCGTTATAAGTCTTGATGTAGTCAAGGCAATACTCATAATTCTCTGTCCAGCCTTTACTGTTGCTGTTCTCTGCGTCATTGAAATGAATGTCGTAAGTTGTTTGCATAATCTTAAGTTTAAACGTTAATAATTCTTTTCTGTATTGCAAAGATAAGCATTATTTCCGTGTTGGCAAATAAACCAACAAGAAAAACAACGCCATTAACTCTATTTAACAAACAAGGCGACTGCCCATCACGGGCAACCGCCTTTAATATGAACTAAAAGTATCATCTACTTAATATGTCGCCTATACAAAATGTACAGTAAAAGTACAATCAACGCCCCGAACATCCATCCGCCCATATCAAGCTTAATACTTTCCCATTTGGTTAGTTTCTTTTCAACGGGATAAGGCACTTGCACACTATCTGTTTGTAGGACGGTGTCCGTCTTATTGATAAAGAGGTATCGATACTCCATCAGCTTAATATACTTATATACGGTGTCTCCTTTATCAAGGACGATTAAATTACAAGGATATGATTAAGACTATACAAGTAAATAGCGCAGACGTGGTGGAACTGATTAGGGCGCAAATGAGTGAGGTATCTGACACGACGAAAGGGCTGATGCCGTCTAAAGGCTTTAGGTTGCGAGCAGGTATAACAGATGCAAATTTGGCAGAAGATAGCGGGATGTATTATGGGGTGACAAGCAATATCCCTGCCGATTATACATCATATTGCGTGATAGTGTTCAATGCGAGCAATATCAATCAACTTATTATTAAGCAGGTGGCATTCCCAGCCCCATCCACAACGATAGACCTGAAGTATAATAGGATGTACATCCGTTACAAAGTGCCTGCCGGTTGGTCTGCGTGGAAAGAATTATAGTAGTAGGCGGTTTCCCGCCTACTATCCTTTATCCAATCTTCTTCCACGCCCCCCAAGCTCCACTTACGTAGCCTCTTATATACATCTCAACGACCGGGTTAGCCCCCTCGATTGAGTAATATCGCTGCATGCCCCGCGAGGTGGAATACATGCGTGTCTCCAAAATGGCTGATTTATATGGAAATGGCGCATTGTTCCATTGATAGGAGGATACATCAACACTCTCGACAATCGTATTACAATCAATAGTAATACCCTCTTTGTTTACGACTCTGCCAACCTTAAGCATGTCTGACGGCTCTGCCAATACTCCACTGCCATTGCCTATCCCTACCGCCTTTGCCGGTGTACCTGTCGGCAATCCTGCCAATGCACTTCCAAGTTCTTTTGTCTTAATCATACCTGTTACTTTTATCATCCATCACATCTACGTTTTCGGCATCCATCTAATATTACTAATTTCGGCGGCAAAAATGGTTTACGCATATATCAGGGTGTCGACGGATAAACAAACCGTCGAGAACCAGCGGTTTGAAGTGCAGAAGTTTGCCACGGAAAAGGGGATAGTAATAGATAGATGGGTCTCAGAAACCGCATCAGGAACAAAGGCGGCATCCGATCGCAAGCTTGGTGGCCTGCTCAAAAGAATGAAGAAAGGGGATACTCTTATCCTCACGGAGATAAGCCGTCTTGGCAGAAATTTAATGCAGATAATGTCAATACTCAATCTCTGCATGAGTAAGGAGACCAAAGTCTTGACCGTCAAGGAGCGGTATGAACTTGGCAATAATATTAACTCGCAGATACTTGCTTTTGCCTTTGGGCTGTCGGCTCAAATCGAGCGTGACCTTATATCGCAACGAACCAAGGAGGCGCTTGCCATGCGCAAGGCTGCCGGGAAGAGGTTAGGAAGGGAGGTTGGAAGTAAGAACAGCCACTACAAGCTGACAGGCAAAGAAGCTCTTATCCGAACAATGTTTGAATATGGTTATTCAAAATCCGCTATATGCCGAAAACTTAAATGTAATCCTAAAACTCTCAAAGATCGCCTGAGAAGAATGAATTTGTAGTGTCCTTTTTATAAAAAACACCATCTCCTACCTTCGCATATATAATTTTATTGTTATGAAAAAGAATACGAAAGAAGACGTACAGATATGTACAGCTGTTGGAATGCTCATTGCTGGCGTTGGGTTGTCAGTTGCGGGTTTCATAGTGGAGCCAACTGGGCAGATTCACGATTCTGTTTTGTGGTTTTTTGCGCAATGTTTGATGTATGCGGGTGGTATTTTCGGGATTGGCATCTATGTCTCAAGTAAATTCAATCACCTCGTAGAGGGATTGAAAGAAAGGCAAGAGAATAAGGAGGTACGCAATGAAACCAAGTGAATTTGTCAAGTGCATATACCCGAAAGCAAAGAAGATGGGCGAGATTGACCCTGTGTTTGTCACCGCACAGGCGGCTCTTGAATCAGGCTGGGGAAAGTCCGCCATTGGTAACAACCTGTTCGGCATAACCAAGGGAAGCAGTTGGAAGGGGGCGGTGCAACTTGTTACTACGACCGAGTACTTCTCGCGCCCAGATGTAACGTTCGAAGCGCCGGAGAAAGTGTTGCAGGTGGCTAAGATTAGCGAGCATCGCTACAAGTACATCGTAAAGCGTTATTTCCGTGACTATGACAGCGTGGCGGACTGCTTGGCCGACCATTTTGCCCTCTTGCAGCGCCCACAGTTTGCGGACGCTTGGCCGTATAGGAAGAACCCAGAACTTTACGTTCGCAAGCTGGTAGACAACGTGGGCGGTAAGTACGCCACCGCACCGGATTATGCCGAGGTAATGGATAAAATGTTTAAGATGGTCAGACGAATCGTAAAGGAGGAAGGGTTATGACGGGAAAAGAATACCAAGAAGCAAAACGCCTGATGAGCATAGGTTGTATTGCTCTTATCCTTATGCTGTTGACGATACTGCTGCATGGATGTGCCCCTATCAAGTATGTACCTGTGGAGAACGTGAAGGTAGAATATCGTACACGTGACAGCATCCGGTATGACAGTATATACAAGCATGACAGTATATACGTCCCATTTTTTTGCTATAAAATCGGGACGGGTTTAACATTTTGTTTTTAGTTTCGTTTTGTAAAATATTATTCAATCAATATTTAAGAAAATTGCTATCGGCGAACCATCTATATACACCATTATACATCTTTGATGATATCGAAGCATCGTTGTATATGGATGTCGGATCTCCAATAACAGCTTCCACGTATTTCTGAGTGTCTTTGTCCCAAACAAGAATAGGGCTATGGGAGCAGGTTAACCGGCAAAAAGGAATAGGTACTCTTGTTCTTGGAAATGTAGAGAGAACATCTATCACCAAGTCCGGATGGTCGTTCGGATCAGGCAGATAGACTGTTGCGTTGCTATACCTCGTATCAATAAAGGTCCCTTTGTGCAGATTGAGTTGGTAAGTCGTTGCTTCCCCGATTTCGTCACACAAACGCCGCCATACAATTATTTCCCTCGACCGGCGATAAAGACGCCCGTACTCATCCCAATAGATATTCCCCTTGGCGTAATGCCCTGCGCCGTTTAAAAAGTCAAGCATCAGGTTGGGGGTAAAGGCGGGCGTACCGAAGTCGCGGTAGTTCTCCGTATGCCCGCCATTAGCGTCAACACCAAATTGAGAGAACATATACTCATCCTTGAATACCACCTTGCCCAACAGTGCAAACTGCGCCATCAGGATGCTTGTGGAGAGCAACGGCCAATGCTGGTAAGCTTTCCACTTGCCCGATGGATTTGCGCTCGACACGTCTGTCTTCGGGTTAACGGATGTATTGCCGGGAATACGGCTCATCCACATGTACACCTGCCCGTCGAGCATCAGTATCTCCCCATTCTTGTAGACCGCTTCCACACTCCACGCCTCCGGACGCGGGAACGGTATCGGATTATCCGCAATGACATTTACCAGTTTTACGTCTATCTCCTTTGTCCGTGCGCTGTCCTCATAGGCATACACACTGATACGGTTGGCCGTGGCATACTTGTCCGCAGGGATGGTGTAGCTGAACTCGCTCACCTTAGTTGGCGAGTTATAAGTGTACAGCGTGGTTACGCTCGTACCAACAACACTCTCCACTTTAAGGGTGAGGTAGGCTTGTACCGATATTTTGGTACTGCCCTCACCCATCCACAGGCGGATGACAAGGGGTGTCGACTGGATGTTATTGGCATCCACCGACACGGCGCCCGGATTGGCCTCAATCCACATCCTTTCCGCTTCCGCTTTCAAATATATGGTTTCACTAAGTAACATACGCAGTCTATTAATAAACGCCCGTAATAACGCCCGAAAGCCCCATTTTTGCCCGTACCATGTCCTCATAAGTCACTGATGCCTTGTTTGCCGTAAAGTTCGCCGCGCTCTTTCCCGTCAGGATAAAAGGCGCGCCGGCATTGTCTTTGATTGAAAAATTCCAATTGGTAATGAGAGATGGCATTTCCTCACCCGTGCTTCGCTTGATGGCAACAGGTGTAAGTACGGCCGTTTCTCCACGGCGTACCGTGTTGCCGAGGATGCCGCTTATCTTCACCCGCATAAGGTAGGGGTCGGAGAAGTCGGTTACCTCATCGTAGCCGGAAGCCAATAATGTACCGCTCCTCTTCACGTCGCAACGGAGCTTCAGCACGTTGTTGACATCAGCGGTGCTTACATTCTTGGTTCTCCCAGTACCCCACGCTTCATCGCCTGAACCAAGCATTTTATACCATTCAAACGTAAGGCCGGAGTAATCGGTCATCTCCACACCGTCCTTGAATACCCTCACATTCTCCGTAAGCGATTCCCCGGCAGTTACCAACCGAGAACCCTTGTTGTTGCTTATAAGTACGTCATATTGGTTGCCGGTACTCTCCTGTATGACTACCTCCTTTGACAGCTCCTGAAAGGCGATGGAAGCACCGCCAATCTCTATTGTGCCTGACACCGTTATCCGGTCATTGTCATACCCGGAAATGGGCACAAGGTTCTTCATCACACGCAAGGCAGGCAGGTTGTAGGTCTGGCCGCCGATGTTGGCGCTGTAGGCGTCTATCTTTTTAAAAAAGCCTGCAAGCCCAGAATTCGTGCTTAACCCGTTAGCTCCGAACGTGAGCTGCATCCCATTGTACCGGAACTCTATCGATTGGGGAACGAGAACCGCTCCCGATGCCGTATCGACCAATATCAATACTACCGTAGGGCGGACATTCTCCGCCATCGCCTCGAAGTCCGGTATAAAGACATTCGTGCCTTTGTTGTACCGTTGAACGAGCGGAGTACCCTCCACCCGTAATATGCCGTTGACGGTCGTACCGTCAAGCAGCCCTATCAATTCAAATCCACCGTCAACGTTCATACCGTACCTCCTTCCTCTGCTTCGTTATCCACTTCCTCCGTGCCGGAATCTGGATGTTCTTCACCATCCGATGCAGGCTGTCCTTCGGGATTGCCGTCTGCTTGCGCATCGTAGATGCCACTCTCTTGCTGCTCCTTTATCAAGGCTTTCAACTCTTCGTCCGACAGGACTTCCGGGGCGAAGCCGGAAAGCACTTTCAAGGCACTCAATGGCAGGATTATCCGCCCGTCGGGGATTCGCTCCGCATAGCGGTAGTCGTAATCTTTCCCGGCCAACTGTTCTTCTTTGACTAATAAGTAATTCATAATATATTACATTAAATTGACAATTCTAGTCAGGAGAAAGAGCATTCAAGCGACTCACCCCTGCATCGTAGTACTCTTTATCAATTTCAAAACCAATGTACTTCCGGTTAGTATTAACACAAGCGATAGCAGTTGAGCAGCTTCCAGAAAATGGGTCTAACACGACATTACCCGGAATCGTAGTCAACGCTAATAGGCGTTCTATTAGCCGGACGGGCTTCTGAGTGGGATGTACCCTATTGAATCTATCGCGTACTTGCCTGATTATACTTTGCTCAGAATTGCCATCTATGACCATTTTCATCATAGCTTTGTTTATGTTACTTTTCCGAGTAGAATTACCAGCAACTGTAACACTTCCATTCTGTCTTATGGCGCGCGTATACACGTCTCCCGTTTCAATATACGATATTATGTCATTAAGTCCTTTTTCAGAATGGGTTGCGCAGCATAATCTTTTCATGTCTCTTAAGACTTTATCATAGTCGTATTTATTCATTTCCAAATACGGTATTTTCACCTTATTTATAGATCCTGTGCCGATAGTGTGTATAGAAATTAGTTCGTGTTTTCTCTGCAATGGAGTAACAGGGCTTGAATTAAAGACTTTATCCCAGACGATTTCCTCTTTAAAAGTAAAACCTAAATTCGCAAGAATTGTATTCCAGCGATAAAACGAGGTCCCTCTACCAAACAAAACAATAAATCCATTAGGCTTTAAAAGCCTTTTAAATTCGCCGAACAAACGGCGCTCATCAAAAGGGCGATCTAACTTATGATTCAGATACAGATACGGCGGGTCTGTTAAGATGCAATCCACACTCGCGTCAGGAATCCGTTTCATCCCCTCCATACAGTCCTCGTTATATATTCTGTTCAAATCCATAATCATTCGTATAAAGGTTGCACTATCAAATTATCTCCGCTATATACATAGCTGTCGCCGCTCATCACCGCCGCCGTCTCCGCATACAGCTTCACCTCCGCATATACCTGCATGGGATAGTTGGGGTCGAAGCCGAATGATGATGGAACGAAATCACAGTTGCGTCCACTGCCGGCTTGGATAGGCTGGTTACCCGGCTTAAGGGAGCGGACAAACCATGTAATGGCAAACAGGTGATCTTTTTCAACCCCGACATAGCCCTTGTTGTAGGGTATGTAGCAAGTAAAGCTTACCGGGGTGGCAAGCGTGGCCGACACCTTGAAGCCCTTGGACTGCACGATGGCAACGCCCAGTGTCTTGGGCATCTCCACCTTGATGGAGGTGACGCACTGCAAGGAGTCGTCACTCGGCGAAGGGGGACGTACTCCGTTGTAGTAGGCCGCACGGCAACGGAACGACTCATACCGCATGAAACGGGCGTCTATGGTGAGCTTCTTGCCCCATATTCCTCCGTTCTTGCCATCAACGCAGAACGCAAGCTCCGTCTCGTAGAACTCGCGCCAAACACCTTTATCGAGTACCTCCCACCAATAGGCGGCATTGGCATCCGGTACGGGCGTAGAACCCGAATAGAGCTGCGCCGTAATCTCTTCTATCCACTTGCCCTCCGCAGCGGGGGTTACGGCAAGCGGGTTGATGGTGTAGCTTGCGGGCTTATCCAGCTTCAAAGAATAGTTCTTGCCGTCAAAGATGGTGGTGCGAAGGACGATACTTCTCTCCACATTCACCTGCTTGTTCCGCCTCGTGTCGGTAAACGAGAGGATGCAGTGTATCTCGACCGGTGAATTGTAGTCGATATTCTTTTTTACGGTCAAGGAATATTGCGGCTTGCCGGCGGCGGATACCTGATAGTCCGTACCGCTTACGATACGGTTGCTACCGTCCGCCTTTGGCGCACCCTCGTACCACTCCGCACCCGTTATGTCACGTATGCCGTTCATCACGCCCTCCGGGTCTGATACCGACACGTAGGGCATAAATACACAGGGTATCAACGCCCTGTCCGGCTCGTAGGTGTTGGTATCCTTGTTGTAGTTCTGCACCGGGTTGCCGGAGAGAACCTGTATATCGGCCATGAACGAATAGGGGTCGATATATACGGGAATGTCTTTAGGTTGGGATTGTATAGCCATATCAACAAGCTTATAAAAAATCTATTATAGTTACATTCTTGTGCCCTGTCTTCTCGGTTACCAGCTCTTCAAGGCTCTTTCCGTCGGGCATCCAGACAATCGTCATTCTTTTACACGGGATGAATCCCAATAATTTATACCGGTATTCTACGACTTTCGGGTAAGCTAATTCACCTGTTGTTTTCATAATGTTACAATTTAAATCCTATATAATTTTCTGTTGTCTCAAATTTTCCGCCGCCTATCGGGATGAACACCCGGCACACGAAGCGCACCTTGCGCACCGATAAGCCCCATTCACTGCCCATGTCAGCCCTTGTAAGGTGGATGGCGTGCTTCTTCCCGTCCACATAGGTAGGTTGCCAAGCATTGTCGGCAGACACGTTGCCCGTATCACGCAGCCACTCCACCTGTACGCCGTCGGAAGCCATCAGCACCTCGGTGATGTCACGGTTACCGTAGCTGACTACCGCCGAAACGACGGTATCGACCGAGCGGTGGAAGAACTGCCATCCGTTGGTGGAAGTGAAATCAAGATGGTAATTCTTATCCCCCTCCAGCAATATCCATCCGGGGGCGTTCCACTTCGGCTCATCCGTTGTCTTGTCGATAACACAGCCCCACTTGCAGCCGTAATGGTAGACGGTATGTTGCTCCAATTGCGTCACAACAGATTGGTTCTCCAGCGTCACCTCATGCGACACGTTGCGGTAGGGTGATTCCCCTTGCGCGGCGGCAAGCGACCATTCGCCACGGTCAACCTTCTTGGGGATGATGTCACCGTTCCAGTCCGCCTGATAGAAGTTCTCGGCAACGATGGTTTTCGCCATGATGCCTACGTCAGTAGTGGAGATTGGCAGCTTGCGTATCATCTTCACGGACGGGAAGCGGCCGATGCTTATTGCGTAGTTGTAATCCTCCAGTACTGGCTTGAATACGTTTTGCAAAAACATTATCCGCCCCTCCCTCGATGAGATGAGCCAGCTCTGCGCACGCTCGTTCGTCTCCCCGGCTTCGGGCATTACGGCGTTGCCCTTGCGTGTCACGTTGTAACCCTCAACCGGAGGATAGTTTTTGCCGCCCGGCACTTCACTGTCAGGGTAGAGCACGACGGTAAGCGAGTTCTCGTTGCGGTTCTTGGCAACGCAACGAAACCAAGAGGAATAGTAGTCAGTGCCGCCTGTAAGCAGGCTGTTGACGATGGACAACAGCACATCGTGTTCATCCAAGTTAGTCCAGTCGGTGTCCGTGCGTTTTTCCATCCACAGCTTATACGTGGTGTCGTCTATCTTATCCACGCGCTCGATGTAGCCGCAGTCGGAGAAAGAGTAATCTCCGGCCATCGCCTGAATCTCGTTGATGATAAGGCGCAAGACTGTTAGAGAGTCTCGTATCTCTACCCGGCTTAGCTGGGCACGGCCGTTAGGGAACAAACCTATGCCTTTGCCGGCAGTCAAACTGTCGATGAATTCGCCAATCTGCAAAAGGTAGTCGGTGCGATCAGGCTGATCTTTGCGAAGAAATTTCCCCTCCGCATCTTTTAGTACCTTTTCGAGTATTAGCATATCTGAGGCAGACAGCTCTTCCAGCGCTGCCTTTATCTTCCGGAAATTCCGCTCCCATTTCAATCGGACATCACGCCCAGTATCATTGGCGCCGTTCCACGGGATTATATTTTCAAATTGGGTATCCATTACTTCAACTCTATTTCTTCGCCATTAAACGAGAGCAACAATGGTTGCCAGCACATGCCATACTCCATTGTATGGAGGTCGATAAAATTCAGCATGTAGTCGGCAAAACGATTGGTGTCTTTTCGGCTTTGTTTACGCAAGCGAGCCTTGTTTATAGTAACCACTCCGTCACTCTTACGTCGTTCATAAGAGTAACTCATAAAAGAGAAGGAAAAAGATTTTCCTTCGGACGATAAACGTCTCATCTCCTCTATTGCTTTATACAAATCCATGATGCAAAGATATCGTTAGGTTTGTTGGGGAAAAAGGACAAGTCAACGACTAACGTTCTTCTCCAGTTGTTCGACACGCTTAATGGCATCGCGCACTTTTCGAGCGTCAACAATCAGTTCTTTTTCGCACAAAACGCCTAAAAGACGGTTGTTTTCCTGAAGCAATGAGATGACTTGTTTCCGTACTTCCGGAGACAGGGCCTGTGAATCCATCTGCCGTGATAGATTGACCGTCGAAGAGTCAAAGTCATCGGCATAACCTCCGGAATACTTGCCGCTACGAGTTTTCACCTGCTCAAGTATTTGAGTGGTGTTAAGCATCCGGATGGTGCCATTCTTCTGCGCCACATCGAACACATCGAGAAACTGGCGCACATGGGGATTGGCAACGCCTTCATGGTTAGTTACAAATTCATTCTTATGTACAGGTATCACGCCTGCCACGTCATCAGGGTTACCGGTTCTGGTATATCCTTCTACATACTCCGCTGAATATCCTCCGGTTTTCAAACCTTTGGCTTCATCCCTCTGCTGTTTAGCCACCGCTATTTGAGCCGCACCGCTTGCGATGGCTGCGGCTGCTGCGACAGCGCCCAAAGCCGGACCTACAACAGGTATTCCGGCCATAGCCTTGTACGCTTCCATTGCCGCAACAGATGTTGCGGCCGTTACCTGAAGGACGGCGGCAGCGAAATGTTTGTCCGCATACTTCTTTTTCACCTCGTTAATGGCTTCTTCTTTCTCCTCTTCGAGTTTGGTTGTGTCCTTGCCTGCTTTTTTCGCGGCGGCTATCTCTTTGTCATATTTGCGTGTAATCTTGCTAATCTCGCTATCCTGCAAAGCGGAAATAAGCTGACTGGCAGCTTGTGCAGCCTGACCAATCGCGTCAAAGGTTGCCAAAGTCTTTTGCTCGCGCTCCTTTTCTTGCGCCTCTGTCAGTTCTGTTTTTTTCTTCTGATATTCCTCGTAACTGATGAGGTCAGCATTATACATCGCATCCAAGATATTAAGTTTGTCTGACACATACTTACTTCGATCCATTGCGTCAAAACCCTCCTTCTTGGCTTTTTCCCGGCTTTCTTTTTTCTCAGACATTCGGGCATCAAGCAGTTTCCCATCGACATCGGTAGTGTCATCGCCATATTGCATCTGCATGGCGCGTTTCTTCTCCAGATAATCTCTTTCCGCCTCCAATAGCTTAGCCCGATACTCTTCTTCTGTCCGGATATCCCCATCCAGATAAGCTTTCTTGATGCTTTGTTGATCGGCTCGATATGCCATATCGAGCAAGGAGTAAGCCTCTTTCTTTTCTTTGGCGGATGACTTGTCATCTGCTTTTTCCTCTTTTTTTCTTGCAGACTCCAGTCGATTGGCTTCTGCAATCATCCTGTCATATATTTGCCCCTGAATTTCGGTCGTGTCCTGCTTGTATTTTTCAAGCAAGGCTTTCTTTTTCAGGAGGTATGTTATCTCGCTATCATATAAAGCCTGATTATATTCTTCTTCCGTATGTTGCTTGTTCAGATATTCCTCTTTCCACAGATTCCGTTCTTCCTGCATGGCTCGCTTCAACAGTTCTTCACGGGCTTTAACGATATCCTTCACATCTTGAACGCCACCGTTGCCACCACCGCCATTCCCATTACCGTTGCCATTCCCATTACCGTTGCCATTCCCATTATTATCCCCATTGGCTTCGTTATTTATTTCTTTTAATTCGACAGAAGTTTGAGCGATTTCCTTATTAATTTCCTCTATCTTGGCAACAACATCCTTCAGCGCATCACGTGTTTCGCTCAAATCTTTTAGAGCATTGTTTTCATCTTCTGTACCAAAAAAGCGGGAAACCTTTGCCGCAAATCCATTCCGATTATAGCCGGACAACGTATTTTGGCTCCTGATATCCCAATACTTGTCGCTTTGGTTGCGCTCATCACTTTCCAAACCTCTTTTCTTTGCATAAAGCTCTTCCAATTCTTGTTTGGCAGCCTTTAACTTGATTTCTTTTTCCAGCTGGACAAGATATCTCTTGATGGCCTCCGTGTTGTCATCGGTCAAAGTCCCTTCATCGGAAATCAGGCCATTATATCCCGGTATAATACTCTTTAATTCATCCAACGCCTTTCTACGTTCATCAATGGACACGCCATTGTCTTTGATGATAGACGTTAAAGCGCGAATTTTACCTTCCTGTTCGGAGAATGACTGTGCTACTTCATGGTTAATCTTCTTCATTCCAGTGAGAGACTTCCTAAGATCATCCTGCTTGTTATGCGCTTCAATCATTTTTCCGACGAAAGCTCCCAACCCGACAAGAATAATACCGTAGATGTTGGAAGCCATTACTTTCTTCAGGTTTTTCATGGACAGTATTGCCCGGTTTGTCCATAAGACTTCCAGCTTTGTCCACGCCACATGCACTTTCTTTATCGCTATCCAAGCCGTAGTAACTACCATCGCTCCCGCTACTGCTCCTTTATATTCAAACAAGATGGACACTATCGAATTCAGTGCCTTTACCGTCAGGCTACCGGTAGTAAGCATATACTTCATAACCGGTTGCAGCTTCTCCCCAAGCTCAATACGGACGTCTTTAAATCTCTTCTTTGCCTTGTCCAATTGAGCTTGGACCGTGTTGTTCTGCACGTTATATTCTTTAACGACGCTGGTTCCATCACGATAAGCATCATTAGCCAATTTCTGCGCCTTGCGGATGTCATCTATCTTGCCTGCCATCGTGCTGATGACACCGGAGGCACGCACTCCATCCAAGCCCATCTCCTTGAACATAGGCGCCAACTTATCCAATCCGCCTTTCTTGTTGAGTGTATCAAGAAGCTGGAGGATGGCTTCGTTCGCATCCTTTTTAATTAATGCGGAGAACTCCTCTACATTCTTCCCGGCTATCTTTGCAAACTTGGCCGGTTCCTGATACATCTTCATCATCAGGTTTTGGAAAGCGGTAGCCGCCATCTCCTGTTGCTGCATGTTCTGGTCCAGAACGGAAGCATAACCGATGATGTCACCCTGCGCCACATTAGCTTGATTTGCTGCCCCGGCCACACGGGCCGTGAATGCAACTAAATAGGCTTCGGCTGCCGAAGAGTTCTGGGCAACCTCGTTGATAGCCGAACCGGTTGCCAGCATAGCCCCGCGCAGACCCAGCTTGTCATCTTCGCCGAACACCTGCGCCAGCTTGCCAATATTCTTCACGGCATCCTCGCCGAGATCTTCGCCCAGTGCAACATTAATCATGTTTGCTGCCTCGACGAATTCTTTCACCTCTTTCTTTCCGGTAATACCCAGTCTTCCGGCATCACCTGCCAGCGCATTCAGTTTTTCGCGAGGAGTGCGCGTGTCCATCTTTTTAAACTCCTCGTTCAGTTCCCGGACTTCCTCTTTCGTCATGCCGGTGTACTTGATGACCTGCGCTTCCGCTTCTTCCATCTCCGCAAATTCGTCCACACATTTGCGTGCAGTCAAGGCTATACCTGTAAGAGACGCTATTGCACCGGCTCCAAGGGCGGCATAGCGGTTAAATCCATCCGCCATTTTAGACAGGGAAAAACGTGTTTCTCTGGCTTGCACTTCCAGTTCCTTCATCCGCTTCTTGGTGAGCAGGTAATCCGCTCTGGCCCTTTCCCACTTCTCCGTGCCGGGAGTGGCATTATCCATTTCTCGCTTAAGAGCCTTTGCCCCCTTTCTAAGTTCCGCATAGGACAGTCCGCACAAACCCACCACCTTACGCTGTTCGGCAATGCTTTTGTTCAGTTTATCATATTGCTCTTGGAGATGCTTGTACTCATCCGTGTTCTTTTTCCCTTCCTTTTCCAATCTCAACATCTCCTCGCGAAGAGCAGAGGCTTGTTCTTTTGTTTCGGTAAACTTGGCCTTGGCATCCGAATTATCGATCCGGATAGCCATCCTGAAATCCCTTATACTGACAGACATAGTGTATAATATTATTTTAAGCAAAGATATTCAGACGGGCGGCGGCGAAAAAGGACACAAAAAGCCCGGCGATCCATCACGGACAACCGGGCCAAGAATGATTATGAAAAACAGATATATCTAATCCAACCAACGGCCGTTATCCATCCATACACCGCCGTCACGCCACTTTCCATCGCTCAATATCCAGCGGGCATCCGCTTCTGTATCACTTATCTTGATTGGATAAAATGTACCTTGCCAAGCCCCCTTACGACCGGAAGCATCCAGTGTATATTCCATCTCTTTACAGATGTATCGTTTATTGCGGATTTCAAAAATTCTTCGAGGGTCAAAGAGGTTCGGGTCATAACTGTTAATCTTGACACCCTTTGAAAAGTCTATATCGTAAATTCCCTGATAAAAGAACTTATCAAGCGTGATCAAACGAAGAGATGCGCCACTATTGTTCGTTCTATAATATTCAGGAATAGAACCATATCCATCTGCGCGATATTCATCTGTATAAGGAATTGGGAAATAGCGTTTAAGGCCTCCCAATGTCTTCATTTCTGCCAAGCCGGAGAAAAAAGCCAGATATATATTCTCTTTGCTTTCTGAATTATCCTTTTTAATGTTCTTTTCTATCCAGTCAGGCAGACTATCTGTTTCTTCCCCTTCTTTTGAAGATGTCTTGCTTCCAAGTGTAGGCACAAATATGTTCAAGTCTTCAAAAGGTGTACCATTTGAATAGGAGGACATGCCGGCCACTCCCATCTCTGCCGGCATTATTTCAAGTTCAATTGAATGCGCCTCTTCCTTACGTTTCAAAGGGGCAAACTCATTGAGCATCACATACACGGGTTGATTCTGCCAGCCATCCAAATTCTTTAAATAAAGATATTCTCTTCCATCTCCTTCATCCGTAAAGATTGTATCATTCAGTTTATGGGCTTCATCCATAAACCATTCCTGTATACGTCCATACGATTGAGGAACGTAATCTGCCGGAATAGTGCCTCTCTTTGCTTCTTTCAAAAGATTATCAGGCAAACAGCGCCAGCGCCAATAAGCACTATCCGGAAACTTATAATGAACGTTAGACATTATATGCATATCTTTTTCCGGTTCATTTTCCAGTTCCACCTCATATACATCTGTTACTTGCCGGACATGAGAGCATGCCACTCCTTGATAATAGCTGTTTTCAAAAAGAACACGAACAGAGCGTTGACGGTTATCAACTACCACCACCACATTAAACAAAGCCTCTATCTGTTCAAGGAAATCAAGCACAGACCATCCGGGAAGCATCTTACTCCAGTCATTAGTACCCTCTGCGTTACAGATATACAGATCTTTAAATGGAGTACTTTCTATTTCATTTAACGTCAATTCGTAATTCAAAGAGCGAAGAAGCTCTTTGAGGTATGCGCATAAATACGGCTGCGCATACCAATACGTTCCATCCTGATTTAAAATTAATTCTTCTTCAGGATACTTCCGAGTAGACAACGACCATTTGTTGATAATACGATTATTAGTCGTATCAACCAAAGGCGGCAGGCAGTAATCCACTTCCGGGTAAGTCTTCTTTATATAATTGACATTACCCGGCTCAATTTGGTCGGTTATCCTCATTTTTAAAGAGGATATCTGCAAGTCTTTTCCTATAACATAGTTGAGCTCTGAATTGCCGCTCGCGATCTGGATGGTAACCGTGTCTTGCGTCCATCCGGTAATGACTTCCGTTCCATTACAATAGACACGGTTATCCGCTATCAGTACGGCAGCCCGCTTTTCCTTGATATCCAGAACGGAGTTCAAGCGGTTGAGATGCTTGTACAGTTGCGCATTCGTCGGGTTATCCAAGTCCAGCGTGACATCATACGTATATTCACCGTTTTTCGTAATAAATGGATTCTCACGTTTCACGGTAATATTAAATCCTTTTGGCAAGACAACGGCTTGACCGTCAATCAACAACTCAGTCATAATCTTTTAGTTTAACTCCTATACTCATGCCATTCCATCCTCCGAAAACGTCATATTCCCACTCGATAGACATTCCGTCCTCCATTACCACATCACCGCAATAGTCCTGCATGTCAAGCAGTTCATCCCTCAATAAGAGCATGACATTCTGCATCTTCGCATAATGCACCAGCTCTTCTTCGTCATCATGCTGCCCCGCAGAGACTTTCTCCAGTAGGAAGATAATCATCTGATTCTTATCTTCGTGGTAATCAGTGGCGCCATTCATGTTTGCGTCCGGATAATTGGCACACATCCATACGCCTTCTTTGTCTTTCAGCTTCTTCACCATGTGCGCCTCGCGCACAGCCATCAATACGCCTGTTATGGCGTCGGCCTTTTTGCTGTTTACTCGCTCGGTGAGTTCTATCAGCATTTCGCGGAATCTCAATATATCAATCATAAACCAACTAAGTTGTTATTTTCCGGATCGGCCATTCGGAAACTGAACTCTACGGTTTTCAGCAAGCTCCTCCGGAATTCCCTTTCAAACTTTTGTTTCGTTATAACAACTGGAAGCCATTCTCCATCGACAAAGATTTCCGCTTCCTGAGCATTCAGCAGATTATGCCACAGCTTATAGTCGCTCTGCAACATGACAGTGCCGCTATTCACGGTATATTCATCGGTCACCTTCAGCCCGAATTTACGCTCCACCCCGTACATCACGGACGTTTCGCTCTCATTTGAGCCTGCCATCTTCATTCCTCCGGACGCGGTAAGCGTCTCCGGCATGTCATATACATTCTTGAACCGGAAGCACCATTGTTCCGCCACGAGGGTACGGTCGATGTAAAACATCATGGAGCCGCCGTTTACCGCCACCTGATAACGGGCGATATCGACATCCGGGAAAGCGGAAACAACGGTTTCCGGACTGACATCGACGGTAAACGCGGTTGCCGCATCGTCTTCCGTACCCGCCACGGCAATAAAAGATTCTTCCGAAGAATCGTCTTCCCGGTAAGCAATCAGTTTGAAACCGAATTTATCGCCGGCAGTGTTCTGCAACGGATATCCACTGACATACTCTTTCGCTCCCGGACGAGTCACTTTGACAGATACCTCGCTCAAGCAACCGGGAGCCATCGCGTCTTTTTTCGTGCGCAGCCGGCTGAACATAACCAAGCTGCTTGCATCCTCCACCCCGTTGATAAGGAACGTAAACACGCCCGCCGCATCCGATTGCGGCGTATTCTCTCCGGCACACCACACGCCCCACAAGGCCAATTCGCAGAATTGCCCGAGACGGCGTACCCGGACTTGATTATTCCCGTCAGGCACATATTCCTCATCCAAGATGGTGCGGTTGCCGTATCTGACGGCAAAGGATATCGTCACATCCGTATCTATAACATAGTCCTGCATGCTTCCGCAGAACTCTCTCGGTCTCGGTCTCTGTATTACATTCATAACCTACAATATTTATTCCTCGAACTATTCTTCGGCAACAAGTCGTACTCCGGCACTTCGCCGCCATCCCGTGCCCTTTTCATCTCTTCCACCCATACGGCAGCGTCCGCCATCAACCATTCGGAAACACGTTCAACATCATCCAGCGATGCCGGTTCGCTTTTCGTCATGCCCGATTCCGCCAAGAACCGCCTCACGACCCCACCGGGAATAATGCCCAAGGGGAGCCGGCGCAACGCCATTCCCATGGCAAGCAATGCAACGGCCTTGCATGCGGCAAAATGCACGTCGCTTTCGGGATGCGTCTTTTCCGCAATCAAGTCGTCCCATCCGGCACCATACGCCCGCTTAACTGTCAACATCTGCGCCTCACGGATAAACGGCACAAGAATCAGATACATCCTTTCGCTTTTCTCTATGGGAAAGTACGAATCAAAGGAGGCGCCGTTACTGATGATAAGAGATTGGGCCACCTTGTATTGCTCACTCTCTATCCACGCCCCGATACGTTTCTCGTTGAGATAGCGGATAAGGCTATCCACGGCACGGTAGTACTCTTCCATGTGCAGCGCATCGTCTCGATCCAGTTGCCATTGCCACGGGAGTTTTTCCGACCCGTCAGAAGCTATTTTAAACTTCCGTCCGTCATCCTCATGGCTAAGGTCATTCTTCCGGTACATGTTCAGGGTGGCAAGAATGGCGACAGGGCGTTGTACTTTCCTTACAAACGCCATATCTCCATCGGCTTTCCCGTATTCCTCTTCCGCCAGCTCAATCACCGCCCTGCCTACACAGGCTGCCAACTCTTCCGTGGCCGATTCTATCTCCCCCGAAACTTTAGAGAACTCATTGTTGGCGTAATAGTTGCCTGTCAGTTCCCTGAGTTCCGCCGATCCTTTACTGTTTTTATTGAATAACATAGCAAAACTATTTATATCGTCTCATTATCTCATCCGCCCTCTGCCTATCGTCCAGCAATTTCAGCATGACACGCAGCAACAGGGTGTTATCCGTTGCGTCCGCATTGCCGAAGATACCGCTTTCGGCCACCGAATAAAGCACTCCGTTCATTCCGAGGTTCTGCGCCGCCCCCGTTTCTTTTCCATCATCTCTCTTGTGCCGCTCGAACACCGGAGCGAAGCAGATTTCCAGTCCATCGATGACGAACGTGCCGGTGTACAGGTATTGGCAGAAATTGGCAAACCATGCATAAATGCCCCATTGCATCCATACAGGCATGGATTGCGTGCGACCCATGTACATATCCATATTCTCAGGGTTAAACGGCTCTTTAGTCGAGAAGCCTCCTTTTCGCTGCTCTTTTTTTCTGTATAGGATAGCGCAAAGAGCCAGCAGCTCCCTATCGTCACGGCTTCCGTTATACCGGTTCATCACGGCCGCCGCATGGCGGAATTCGCCGAAAGTCATATCCGCACCGTGGCTTGCCGGACCATACAGGTACCGCCACCGCGGAATAAGGTTGACCGTACTGTCATACGTAAGCTCAACAACGCTTCCCCCTTCTTCTTCAGAAACTTGCCACATCCAGCCTAATGTCTTGGCAAACTCATCGACCAACAGCAGGTCGTCCACCTTAGAACGGAAGCGATACCCACGATTCTTCAGCACATAAGCGCACCACTCGCGCTTGACGTCCATCAGGCTAATGCCTTTCCGGTTCATCAACCTTTCTCTTATTTTCAAGAGGTGCATCCACTCTAATGGTTTCACCTCTTCCCAGCATTCCGGGATCTGTATATCTTTCTCTTTCATGTCACACTTGTGCAGCCGTCCTGTTCGGCGCAGAAACATTCTCCTCCTTATTGATTACCTTCCGGTATATCCCCATGAATATCCCCTTTTTGTGGGGGAAATTAATGCGTATGGCATCATTGATGGCTTCCAGTGCAATCTCCTCCGGAATCTGCGTGTCTGCGCCATAGAATATTTTCAGGGCATACAGCATCTGGCTGCCACTATCGCTCTTGCCGTCGATGATGATGTTTGAGAGTGCGGGAGACAGGCCGAACCCGCTGGTGGTCGAACTGTCGGCTATCCGCGAAATCTTGGCTTGCGCCTCAATATACTTATCGATGTTCATCTCGATAGGCTCTATCTTCCAGCTCTGCGTTGCTCCCCGGTCATCCACGAAGTCCACGCAAGAGAAGAACTTTCCGGCATTCTTCTTGCCTGCCATCACGTTGGCAATGGTCGCCGTAAGTTCGTCCTTCAACCGCTCCATCTCTTTCTGTACCTGCGATTCATCCCAGTCCTCGTGCATCACCTGTATAAGTTCGCGCTTCTGGTTCCAATATTCCTGAGGCGAATGCACCACATACGCGGCAGCAATCATATTCTCATTCAAGTGGCGGATAATCTCCGGCAGGTTATTCGCATTTTCCAGCCACGGCACGGAGCCGTAAAAGCATGAGATGGCATACATGCTGCGGCCGAAGCTGCGCATGCAGTGGTATTTTACGGCAACCTCGTGCCGCGCGGGATTCCATTTGTCGAACGCCGGATACTTGCGGAATGTACGGTATGAATCGAAGTCGCCCGTAAGGTATTCGCTCACATCCTCAAGGCGGCGGCTGTCGTTTCCCGGCCAGCACAGGCGGCAATCCCTGCTATGCAGGCTCTCCAGCCTGTGCACCCATGGACGACCGATGCGCACGCCTTTGCCCATATAATACTTGGTAAAATGCCCGTTCATGTGAGTGTATTCCACCAAGTTGTTGCGGATATACTCCCGATAGTCCCAACTATCCAGCCATTCCTGTATTTCATCGTCCACAAGCCACTCCTGCATACGTTCGTTGTTCTCGATCCTCACCCTGTACAGTTGAGGGCCTTGACCGTACAACAACCCCGTCTTGCGTTCCAGAATGCCGGGGCCCAGATTGTTTTTTTCCAGCAAATCCCGGATGGCATTCGGCATGTTGTTGTCAATCCCCCACGGAACCACTCTGACGCCCGATACATTGACAGGGTCTCCATCCCAATCGTTCACACCATCAAAGAAACGGCTCATGCTCTGGTTCCAATTCATGTTGATGGCATATTGCCCGGCTTGCGTTTCCACAAAGCCGAAGTTCCCTATTCTCTTAACGTCTCCCATATCTATGTGTTAATATATAATCTTGTTGCGTTCACCGTCAGTTTGGAGCAATATTCACTTACAATCTCTACAAGTTCGGGTATCAACTGCTCTATAACCGGGTTAAACCACGGTTTTGGCTCACGCTTCCACTCATCGTTATCTTTTTTCGTTATTATGCGTGTGCCGCCCTCCATGTTGTAGCCACGCCCTACGCCCAGATGGACGAAGACGCCCTCCTCCTTGAAACTGAAACCTATACTCGTGATTTCCTGCCCCTCCGCAGGCTGTTTCCCATAATGCCGGTAATTCTGCTTTATCGACTTGGACAGCTTCTTATCCGCATCAATCAATTCCTTTACTGACAGGCGCAACACCGCATTCACCTTTCCTCCCCAATCCCGTATCTTGGCGTTGAACAAGGCTACCGCCTCTTTATCCTGTTCCCGTTGATGCTGCTGTGTTATGCCGGTGTCCCCCTCGATGATGACATCAAGAGGAAACCTGCCACCGGCGAAGCTGTTGTTCTTGCTTCTCATGCTGTTTCGGTTCCGCCCCAATTGGTGGCGAGAACGGAAATACGACATGTTTTCCCTCCATCCGATACTTTCAGTTCCTGAACTCATGGCTGCATCCTTTTTTATGACACAAAGATATGCGTCCGCGCATCCTTGAAAAAGGACACAAAAAAGGGCTTCCCTTTTCAGGAAAGCCCTACCTCACATCAAAAGATGTCGTCAAACAAATAATTCGATAATGAAGCTATACCAGTGATAATTCGGAAAGTTCGGCGGCAAAACCGTGCAACGCCTTTTCGATTCTTTCTTTTTGTTGCACGCGCGGCTTGGAACGTCCGTGCATATAGGCCCACAATTGTTTTTGATGAATTCCCGTCAAGCGTTCCAAACCTGAGAGAGACAGCATGTTGCCGTAATAATACAACAAGCTCTGTACGTCATAACGCCATACCAGTACATAATCTTTCTTTATTTGTTCAGGCCATTGTTCTTCGGGCAGGTTTTTCTTTATCAAGTCAATAGCGGTTTCCACGTCTTTCTTGCATTCTTCCACCGTATCGCCGGCAGCATAGATGCCTTCGCAACTTTCAGAATAAGCAGCAAAGCTATCCGAACTTGCACAAATATTCATAATAATTCTTTCCATGATTCAACGATTCTATTGGATTAATATTGCTGTTTTGAAAGGGTGGGGGATTAAACCCCCATCGCCTTTGCTATTTTCTTTCTTAATGGTTCCGGGATCTCTTTTGCCCCGTGATAAGGAACCGGCTCCGATAACTTTCCATTTTTTATGTAGAAGTAATGGCTGCCTTCTACATGGTGGCGTTTCCATCCGGCCTTAGTGATTTGTTTGTGAAATTCTCTGTACTTCATATCTGTTGTTATTTGTTTGACATTACAAAGATAGAAATATTTCTATTAATGACAAAGAAATAACAGAAAAATTTCTATTAAAAATAAAAAAACCGGCTATCCATCACGAACCACCGGCTTCAAAAATGTATAAAAAAATGTTTCTTATAGCCTGTTCCGCTCAAGGAATGCGGATTCAGACATGTTTCCTTTGATAACTTCTTTCGCCTCAGGATAAGACACCTTGTACTTATCGATAATCATTGAGCCTTTCACTGCTGATATTGTGTCGGCGGTAATGCCGAACTCCGACCTCAATTCTACCAGTACTTTCAGCAAGGAAGTCAATTCTCCGGCTTCCGAAGGAGCTGTAATGGAAAAAGAAGCGGAGTAAAATGTTTTATCTACGGTCATCCCCCCACCTCCTTTCCTTCAGGAATAAGCCCCCTAAACTCTGTACGTGCAAGATGCAGGATTGCCAATACATCGACAAAGCCTTTCGTCTTTTCCGAAAAACAGCCGTTGTGTTCAAGGAGGAAGCCTATGCTGTCATCCAGCATATTCGCAAGGGATTCGGCCTGACCGTTCTGCAGGTCCGATAATCGTTTACAGATAGCATCATTAAGCACAATTCCATTCACTACGGTAGTGTTCATGCTTCTCCTCCTTTCCGGCACTTCTTTGCCTTGTAAACGCACAATGCGGTGGCTGCGAACAGGGGTGGGAAAACGAAGCCTAAGCAGATGGAGAGGATGGCACCGAAGTACCATCGGTCGGAAGACGTGCGAAGCTCGCAATCGGGGGCAAGGCTGCGGTAGTAGCGATGCTGAAGGTCGTTCACTCGCTCGGTGAGAGCGCTGACAGATTCGCCTACGGATTGAATGCCGGAGGCAGGCACGTTGAGAGTGCAGGTGGTTTGAGTTTTCATATACAAACATGTGTTGTAGCAATGGCAGAAAAAAAACGGCTGCCAAACCCGTTGCTACAACACATGATTCAACCCCGCCGGAGCGTTGGAATAAATGTTCGGGATGGCAGCCGCATGCGTTTTATAATAAGCACACTTCTACTCTGTATGTGGTTCGTATATGATTACCTTTGTAATCGATGGGCATAAAAATGCCCAAATTCGTATCTGGACAATAAACCGTTTGTCCGAACGGGATTGAATTATACATCAATCATGTGTTATAGCACTGCAAATATAAGGATAATATTTGCAATGCAAAACAAAAGCGGAGTTTTTTGCTCCGCTTTTAAAGTATTCGTTATTTTTCAAAGACTGCTAATCCGTAAATATACAATTCATCGTAAGACGATATCTTCTTTATCTTACATTCAATCAATTTATCCATATTGTTTGATATTCGCTTTGCTTTTGTCGCTTCCACATAACCAATGTGGTGATTATCAGTCGTCAAGACTTTAACCGCATAAGAATCATGTTCATTCTCCGGCTCCCTTTCAAGCAAAAGAGTATCACCTTCTTCCAAGTCTTCAGCCGCTTCTTGGGCTTCTTCATCTCTGTACTGCAACCCTTTTACCGCGAAACTTATAAAGAGTAAATCTTCAGAAGCATCCATGTTGCGGATCTTCTTCTTTTCCTCTTCCACCATTTCTATCAGTATATCCCAGCCATAAGTTTCAATAGTACCATCCTTTATCTCTTTCTCAAAAGTTTCGGATCGCTGCAATAATTCAGCACAGAATTTTTTATCAAAACTGAACTTATCCAATAAAGCCGCATAAGATTTACGCATTATTTGAAATACCAGTTCTTTCTCTTCTTCCGGTCCTTGAGTATATTCCCGGATGGAATCTATTATATTTCCTATTAAATCCTCTTTTTCTGCTTTAGTCATCTCCAATGAAACCAATGTTTCGTTTCCAATACGAACAAATTCCTGAAGTTGTTCCTGCATCTTCACCTGAAGTTCTTGTTGTCGGGAAGATGAAGGCTGTACCTGATTCCCTGATTCAGAAGTGTTTTTCTCTTTTTTGCTTGACGCGATCATAGCTATGATTATCACAGCTACTACAATACCAATAATTGTTCCCATACATTTAGATATTTAGTTAATAATTTCCTTTTCAGATATTTATGTGCTATTTTTGCACCAAAACAAATAGTCATGAACGAAGTAGAATTGAGAAAATATTGTTTAGACAAAGCCATTGAAATTCTCGGTTGGTATAAGAACTTCTTTCCAAAGAAGAACCTTCACCCTCTTGTTGTCTCAGAAATTCTCTACCGTTATCTTACCACCGGACAAACCGAGTACTTCGAGTTACCCCACACACGTGGGTAAAGCCACCGAAATATGAAAATGGATGGTACTTACAGTTGCGTTGTCTGTCACATTGTTTACTCCTGCTTTTAGTACATTTATGTGAATTCCGCCTCCCGTATCCATCTTTTCAGAAGCAGACACTTGCAGGTTGAAATCTATATCCTGCACTATTCTCCCATCCGCTGCGTATCTAATGTTGTCTACCGGGTTGTCCGCTATAGGGTTGACCATCAACCCTGAATCAGCCATTTCCTCATTCAATTCAGTGATAGCCACCGAAATGTCCTTAATCGTTCCTTTGACGAAATCTTTCAGTTCCATATCATTAAAAACATCATCTCCTCATATCGTGCGCCAACCGGAACCACCCGGAACCCGATTGCCTACGGGTTACACGATATGAGGAGACGAATCTTTTGGTTTATCTTTGGCGTGTCAAATATCAGCATAATATCCAATATTTCCAAAATAAACACAAAAAAAGGCTTTCCAAAGCCCCTCCGTGGTTGAAGGAACGGAAATACAAACAAATCCTTTTTTCGGGCCCCATCCGCTTTGCGAACTTGTGAGCAAAGCGGATGGGGTTTCCCACCTCACAGTGAGGAAAAACAAGAGTAGTCCACTAAAAGCGGACTACTCGGAAACACACTGCTTACTCGCTAATCAGGCGCAATTCAATCTCTTCAATTTTTTTCGCTATCCTGTTTTGAATGAACGCTACAAATTCCTCAATGATGTATCGGTTTGAGATAGAAAATATCTCGTTGCTATTATAAGCTCCACCGTCAACAAAACGAAGTTTGTACACCCTTGAATCAAAAGCCTGTTCCTCTTTAATCTTTGCGGACGCATCTTCCAATTTCTCCAATGCATCAATAAAAGCCGTACGATTGCGAGACAGTTCTTTTTTTCGTTCAAGTTCGGCAAGGCACTTTTGCAGCTCCTTTGTTTTTCGTTCAATGTCCGCTTGCAATTCGGCGGCCTTGTCCTGCTTCTTTTGCGGTTTGCCCGGCTTAGGCTCTTTTGTTTCCTTGTTTTCTTTTGCTTCGCTTTTCTGCACGGATGTTTCCTTTACGGCTTCTTTCATTTTCTCTACTGCCTTGACCAATTCCGTACCGATTTTCACTGTTTGTTTTTCCATAATTGTAATTTTTAAAAAGTTAATAAATAAAATATATGATAGCTATTAATCTGCTTTCTCCGATTTGTGCACCTGACATTCCGCAAAGAGGTAGCACACAGGAAAATAGTCTTCTTTTTCTTCTTCCTCTTTACCTTGCTTCTTCAATTCCTCGATGCGTTGTTTCTCCGCCTTGGATGCCACGGGAGTGCCCCATATCAACAAGGCCTTTTCCCCTTTGCGCACGCTGCATCCCTCTTTCTTCCACTCGTGGAAAGTCTTTAAGTTGGTGTAGCCCTTGCAAGCGTAGTAGAAGCGCAACAAGCCGTTAACGGTATCGTCCTCATTACCCATATATTCGCCCTTGTCCCTGCGTGCCACCAATGATTTAGACAATGATTTCAACGCTTCACGTTTCTGCCTGCGGATTTCGTTTTTGTTCAAATTTTCTTTTGTTTCCATAATTCAATTATTTTAAAATTTATGCTTCAAAAATTATATAGTCCTCTACTGTTTGAAAGTATATGTCGGCTGTAGAAATCAACTCCCACTTCTTGCCGTTAGCGTCCTTAAAAAGAATACTCAATTCCTTGATACCGTCAAACTTCCGTAATATCCTGTAATTGGTGAAGTGCCTGTTAAGAACCTCGATGGCCTGTGTGTAAGTAAATGTTTTCATGATGCTGTAATTTTTATGATGAACCTTGAGCTCGTGGGTGTTAGCCTTTTTATTTGCTGTTTTCCCGGTTGGAGCTTTTTTTTTCTGCGTCGCCTGTCGCTACGCGGTATGTTTCGCCTTTTTTACGCTGCATCAAAAGGTGTTGTAAGGAGCAAGCGCAAGTTTTTCCGGAAACCGGAAGGCGGGAATACTACCCGAAGGGTGGAGATTTTTCCGGAAACAGCCGCCCGAACTTGAGCCGGCGACGTCAACATTTACCTTTGCAGCACAAAAAAAGCGAAACTGCGTGATGACAGGAGACAGAAACGAAAGGCGACGACCGGAACAGAAAACAGCGCAACGGAAATAGTCGAAGACTATACCGCTCTGCCCGGCTATTGTTTAACAAGCGACGCACTTGCGTCGCGCAAAGAAACAGATAGCGGGGCGTCAAGTACGGTCACGGGGTTGCAACAATCCGGTGACCCCTGCATGGATGCGAAAATAACAGACAGAAAGCTCCGCTTTCTACCTTGAAAACGCGAAAAATCCGCACGGCAAAGTTTGGGTAAGCCTGTACGCCTGTACAGTTCACGGGCACAAGCTTGCCGTGCGGATTTTTCGCGCGCCGCCCCCTGTCGGGGCAACTTTCGTCCCATTCGGGGCATATTTTCTTTTCCCCGATGGAAGAACATAAATACATTTATCTGATAATCAAAAGACAAACCCCTCTCTGTGATGAGTATCACAGAGAGAAGACACGAAGTAGGCCGAGTCGCGCCGTCCTCTTATTGCGATTGCAAGCGGTCGTTTGGGTTCGGAAATATGACAAAATGTTAACAAGCTGTGCCTGATGCGCCAAATCCCACCTGCTTCGGGCGGCGGACAAGAAAAAAGCCCTGCTATCCTCACGGACAACAGAGCTGAACCTATTGAAAAAAGAAATGTCACACCGAAGCAGCACCCGATACGTTGTTGCCTATCTTCCATATCCGGAGGAATTCTTTCCGCATAGTGAAGTACTTCAACGCATCGGTCAAATTAGTAGATTCTTTAGGCAGACGATGAACCGGAAGCTTATCGCCCGTTTTTTGTTTAACAATCAGGCTGGAATTGTTAGGCCCGTTGGCAATCTTTGTCTCGGTAACTTCCATCTCCGATTTAAGGTTAGGGCAATTATACTGGTCTATCAGCAGTATAAATAACTGCCGTTCGAGGTTTCCGCTAAGCAAGTCCATAAAGAAACGGTATTCCATGTTGCTGCCGATATTACCTTGGCCAAGGCTCATTAACTGTACTTTCCAACCGGTGCGGCGCCCTTCCGCATCAGTCTCTATATTCTTCTTGATCTGCGTAGCCATGTCCGCACCGACACTTTTATAATTATTCATGGAGCGGTCATAATAGAGCTTCAGCAGTTTTTTCTTATGCGGGGCAAAGTAGTACAAGAACCTATCCGCCAACACACGCACGGAGTTAGGAGGCAAAGTGTACAACTCCTTCAATATCCTCATATACTTTCCATCCTTCTGGCCGAACACCATGGAGAGCATATTGCCTGAATCCATTCCTGCCTCAAGCGGTCGGTTCGTGTCAAGGTATCTAAGTACGGTACAATCCTGCTCCCAGCCGAACGGATGCTGGTCTATAACTTCATTGATATATCCATCGGAATAGAAGTTACCCATGGATAAATTGCAATAAAACATCTGGCTCGCCTCTAACTTGGGGATGACAGAGAGTATATTGCACAGCACACCTTCAAGCCCTTCGGAAAATTCATCGGAAAACCAGTCTTCGCCCAATATATCCACATTGACGTAAGAGGAAGAAATGAAAAAGAATGAAGTGCCCCTGCGTGTTTTAATCCACCTCTCCTCCCACCTCTTCATGTTCTTGCCGGCAAGCGTCATGGATCGTTCGGCCGCTTCGAATTTCGGAAGCAAAGAACGGTCTGCACGTGAAGCTTCTTTCAATTCTTTACACCGCTGCATGGCAGCCACATATTCTTTTTTAGTCTGATTATATACAAAGCCGGCTTGCAGCATGAGCAAAATCTTTTGCTTATCATTCTGCTTGGCCAGCTTCAATATCCAATCATATTCGCCGAGGTGGTTGGGGTTTGGCATATCCGTGGTGAGCGTCCGGCTGCGATACCATACGCTATTCCCATACTTAACACGAAAGCCGCGTACAGCTTTCAACAGGTTGGTGAATTTCTCTTCGGGGAAATATTTAACTTCATCTCCGAATACGCCTACATAGGATCGACCGGCACCGATGGCAGGACGGTCCAAAGATATGAATGTAAAGTTGAATCCGGTGTAGAATACCATGGTATTTCGCCAGTCAGTACAGATGTTATACATCCTGTCTTTCCATTCCTGAGGCGGTTCTTGATTTATCATATAGTGTATTCCCGGCTCCCACCCAAGCAAGGAAAGCCCGTCTATGAGCGAAGGGATGACATTTTTATGAAGATCAGAGTAAGTATCGGCAACCCATGCGAATGGAGCACCCTTGCAATCCTGCGCCACCTCCTGCACACGTTCGGCAAGTACCTGCACGGTTTTGGCAGACGCTCTACCGGCAATCCAATAGAGCGACCACGGCATCATGACGGCAATAAGCTGGGCCATCCAATTGGAATAGCGCAACTCGACTTCATCATCCGATATCTTTAGTTTTTTCTTCTTGGTCATCGAGCATATCTTCTATATCTATATCTATAATGTTCGCATCTCTTTTCAACCTTACCTTCTCCCTGTTGGATATGTCGGTCATCCCATCGATCTGTGCGGCGAGCAAGTTCCGGTTTGCCGACGGCAATCCAACCGATGCCGGGTCAAGGTCGTAGATCTTTATGGGCTTCTCATCAATGCCTTTCGGTTTCACCGGATCGGGCCTATCCAGCTGCTTTATCTTCAAAGCCTGTACATGGAGATTACCGTATATCTCCATGTCTTTCGATGTCACCGCATTTTGCAGCACCACTTGCGCCGCTTTCATCAAGTTGTCATACATCATATTGCGGTAGGCATCATTCTCAATTGTGTCGCACAGATAAAAAAGGTTGATGGCTTCGCTGAACATCTGTCGCGCACGCATCCGTTCGATATTGAACGGTTCGTGCATCAGGAAAGCGATTGCATTATCTTTGCCGTATTTTCGATATATGCCTATCAAGGCGTACAATACGTTGTAATAATCAAGCTCTTCGGCTGTCAACTCTATTGTACAACCGGAGGCGATGTAATCCTGAAGAGTATCAAAGTAAGACTTATCGAACATCATCCTATGTCATCGTAAAATATCTTATTAATAGAATTACGGTAGCCGACAGATTGCCGGAACCGGTCAAACCGTTGGGCTTGTGTCACGTTATCGCCGGTTTCCGCGCCTGCCGCCATCGCCAATCCCTCTTTAGCCCTCTGGATGAGTTGCCCACGCTCGTAATGGTACTTCAACGGCGATCCTACAAGGTTGAAGAACCAAAGAAAATCATTTTCCGGAACATGATAATACATTGCTATCTGGCGCGGTTCATATCCTATACCCGCCAGTCTTTCCAGCTCCTCCATGTCTATACGGTCATACCAAGGGGGATTCTCACGCCATTTTACCAATTCGTCCGCTACGAAACTCATATACTTCTTTATTTTTCAGGAAAACATATTGCTCTTCCATCGCATTCTCACCATAATTCCCGGAGCCTTCCACGACAAAGAATCCCGCGTTGTATCAAGGCAAGTTATCTTCTTATGGCTCCAAGCAAAAGATAATTCCAACACTCCATCCTGATGGAGTTTGCTTAAACGTTCAAAAATCTTCGGCATCCGGAATTTTATTGTTTCCGAAATGTGAAGATGTATGCCACCTATCAGGCCTTTTTCTTGCCAGCGCAACAAGGCGTTGATAATGCGTTCATTGGTCGAATAGGTGGCGATATAAAGATGGTTAACCCGCCCGGCATTCTTCATCAGGTAGACGATAAATGTAAAAGCGGTAAAACTTTTCTTAGTCTCAATGAAGAATGCCTCATTTTCCCGTGGCAACCGACCACAGAGTTCTTTCAAACTATTCAGTTTGAAAGTCAGCATGGTTTCAAACCGTCGAGAAAACATGCGCGAATCAGCCATCTCCTTCTTCAACTCATCCAAACTGAAATAATAGCTCATTCCAATAAGCGGTCTATATCCGCCAATTCTTTTTCATAGCCCGCTAATCGTTCTTGCCTGATAACGTCCAGATGCGGCTTATCCCCTTTAGCCATTTCCGACCTCACCCGCCAGATGTTGTTACGCACCTGCTGCTGACGGCGAACAAGTTCTTTGACGGGCAAGCGGAGCAGTTCGCTTCTCCGGCGGAACTCGGCAAAGGCCGGATGCTTGCCAAGTAGGGTGCGGTGTTCCTTGTAATAATTCAGTTCATCCCATATCATGCGGTTGTCCAGATAGTTATCGATCAGCTGATGGCTTATATCCGCGCATTCTTCTAAAGAAGAACAGTCTCTCAACCGATTGTGCAACCGCACATAGGAGTGATACTTTCCAAACTTACGAGAGGCAAGCGCCTCCAATTCCATCGGGCAATTCGGTTCATTCAGGAAAGGAAATTCTTCACGGAAAGATTCCGGTTCTTTCCGTGAAGGAAATATCCTTATGTCTCTTCAAGCCTCGAAGTCGGACGTGTCCGGAAACGAACGTTCCAGAAAGTCCACAAGCCATTCCGAGTAACCGGACGCCGCATTATGCAGGAAAGGCTTATGCGTCAAAAGTTCAACTACTTTCTTTTCTTCCGGACGCTGCGATACAACCGGCAGCAATACTTGGTCGGTAGGCCAATCAAGCAAGACAGGCAACGTAGGATAGGGTTGCGAGTTGTAATACAAAGATGCAAGCAAACACCCTTCGTCCAGTTTATCCGGAATAGCGGAAATCAAGTCGTTCAGCAGCTCCTTGTTGAAGACTACCGGTGTATTGGTGTCGTAGTTCAAACAAGGGAGACTTTCTTTCTCCAATAAGGAAAGGGTGTGCGATGCGTTATCCGCATCAATTCCCTTATACATGCTTATATCGATTAAGCCCGATACTTTCGGCAATTCGATATGAGCCATAGACACCGGTTGCATGAAGTAGATATCGGCAGCCGACAAGATGAAGGTATCAGTCACATCCGGCGATTTTATCGCAAGTTTCAATTTTTCCACCAAGTCTACCTGTGTATTTTCCGAAGTACGTTCATGCGGTATGAAGGTTATTTCTTCACTGAACCAATCTTCATGGTCGCCGATTACCACGACATTGATTCCAAAGCGTACATTTTTCTTCAAAGAGCGCAATGCGTACATCAGTTCTTTTCCCTGAACGGAATACTTTGAATAGGGATATACGACCGTTACATGGTCGGCAGAACCTTTCTCCTGTTCTTTGTTTTCATCAGATAGCTCTTCCGATTGATGCTGTCCGGAAGATTGGTAAATAGCCGCGCCAACACCTGCGTAGGCATCTAACATTTCTTCTTCTGTTTTTTTCATTACTGTAAATTTTTAATTAATACATCACAAATGTAAATAAGGCAATAAGAAACCAAAAGGACACAAAAGAGGCGTATGATAACTCACACGCCTCTTCGAACCACTTAATAAACAAAATAGAGTTACACTCCGCCAACGCCGGCACCGGATGCCTGAAGCCCCAGTACTGCGTTAATCTCCGCATTATCAGTTACAGGAATCAGGTTCTTGGCAATGTGTCCGATGGTTCCACCGCGCAAAGAGCTGGCAAGATTAATAGTATTCTTATCACCTTCCTTGTTGTCTTGCGAATCGGCCTTTGTCATCTTTAAAGGTGTACACGGAGTACCCGCAATCTTGGCTTCGTCTCCGGAACATCCGAATACGATTGCGCCAAGATTTTCATTAATGTTGTTGTTTACAAATTCATCATGCTCGATGGCGGTACCCGGATGCTCGTAATCGACATGATGTATAAAGCCTCGCGCATCATCCTCACCTTCGCTGGTGTGATAAATATTGATTGTCGAATCAGTAGCATATACCGCTACCGGCTTCTTGTCCGGCTGCATGGCAAAGGCGGTTACCTTCACTCCTTTTTCATCGCGGGTGTATGTTTTCACATCTTCCCATCGAAAAAGAACAATATAGGACTTTTTCCCTTTCGGGCGTCCGGCATTCGATGTCTTCTTAGGCACCGAAACCATAGAATAAGCTTCAGACATAGTTATCTCCTTTCATTTAAATTAAATACCTCCTACACCGCCGCCGGCATCCGAGGCGAGTTTATTCACAAGATCAGTCGGAAGGTATGCAAAGATTGCTTCTGCCAACCAGAAACCCACACCCTCACGCCATTCTCCGTAAATCTTAGCAGCATAATCCTGAGTAGCCATACGCAGCTTCTGGTCGTTCGGGTTACGCGACATCAGATGGCGGAAGTTTTCTTTGGGTGTAATGAAGAAAGCTCCCGTACCACGCATGCCTTCCAGACCTGCGAAAGTAAATTTAGTATAATCCACTTTCACTTTCTCACCATCTTCATTCTTGGTACTCTTATACTTGTCTCTGTAAGCACGAGAATACTTAAGGATGAAGTCCGGGTCTGCGTGGATGGTAAGTTTCCGGTTCTTGTAAAGCGGGGAAACTTCATCTACCGCTTTTTCCACATCCGCAATCAACTGGTCACCTTCTCCGAAGTTTTTCCCGTCAAAAATCAGGTTGATGCCTTCTTTGTTGCCACCTTTCTTTATCTTGCACAATTGAGTAAGATACCCATCGCACACCTGATTAGCTTCGTTTGCCGTGAATTTTCCATCAACACCCGCTTCAGGTTCTTTATACTTACCTTGCGCAAGAGCTATCTCACGCTCTTCGTCAAGCTTAGGCTTGACAAGCTGCTCGATGATATAACGGACGATCGGCATATCTTTCGGATCAAGTTTTTCGTCATAAAGATAGCCCAGTACTTCATCGATCACATCCGAAGGAATAATCTCGACATTAATCTTCATCGGATACTGCTTGATGCTCAACGGAGTAAACTTAGCCTTGCCTTTAGGCGTCCATTGCGGAGTGAACGATTGAAGTACGGATGTAATATGCGAATGCGTGGCACGCACCTCAAATTTATCCGTGATCATGGTAGTCATGTATTGGATGGAAGAGGTGGTTCCCATGAGCGAGCGGAAAATTTCCATTTTTTCCGAACGTACATACCGACCAAACTCCTTATGCAGGTCTTCCGTGTCTATTGTGTCATTACCAGTATAAGAAGTTGCGTCCGGACGTCCGAAGTGGGCTGCTTCCAGATACTTGTTCATGTTCAGCGTCATGTCCGGTTTGAACTTGTTTTCCATCCCTGTTCCTCCTTCGATTTTTGTTCCGCCGTCACCGGCCGGTTCTTTGGACATTTTATCTATTGCCGCTTCTTTGGCAGCAATGATCCCCTCTTGTTCCTTAATTTTCGCATTAAGGTCGGCCAATCGTTTTTTCGCATCAGCCAATTCTTGGGCGTTCTTTTTGTTTTCATCCTCCAACTGCGCCTTTACCTCATCGGTAATAGCCGATTCAGCAGGTTTTCCCTCTTTCTCATACTCGGCGAGATCTTTTTTGAAGGCTTCGACAAAGACATCGCCATACTTGTTTTTCAGTTGCTCTTCTTGTGCGGCAAGGAGAATAGACTTACCCTTCTCATCTTTGGCAAAAGCGGAGATGCCCAAAAAACCAAGCACTACACTCATTACTTTTGTAAACATAACTTCAGGATTTAGAATTTATATACTGATTAATAGTCAATTCCGCATTGATGGCCCTGCATCGATTTACTGCATAATCCATTGTCCCGGCAGAGTCTGCCAATCCCACGCGGATAGCGTCTTTGTGGTAGAACATACGGCCGCGAAGCAAACCTTCCGTGTCCGTCAGCAGTTTATTCCCCCTGTTGTTTTTGACTGCTGCTTGAAATTCACGCGCCAACGGGTCGAGTTCCTCATCCCGTATGGATGCGTAATCTCCTTTCTTTGCAGCTTCAAACGGGGCATTTTTATAATCGGAAAGGTTGGAATAAATGGTATGCACTTTGATCCCGGAAGCCTCGTAATACTTGGCGTAATCGGGGAAGCTCATCATCACGCCGATACTCCCGAACTCGGAAGAAATGTCATTAGAAGCAATAATCTCATCACAATAAGAAGCTGCGTAATACATGGCAGATGCGCAGAGGTCGCAATAAGCTACCACCGCTTTTCCCTTACCCTTCGCATAATTAATTGCATCGACGAGAGGTGCAATGGCGTCTACCGCACCACCTCCGGAATCCATATCCAATAAAACGGATGATATATTAGGGGAGTCAACAGCTTCACGAATAAGCGCAGCATATTCGACGGTTCCATAGCTGCAATAATTACCATACTTAAGCAATGTGCCGTGAATAGGAATGATTGCCGTACTGTCCTTAGGCACATCGGCAAACTTGTTGCCGGATTTAACCATACTGCCGGCAGCATCAACCGCCACCAACGGAATCGGACTTCTATCAGACAATGTTCCCGCTTCCTTATTTTCAATTCCATGTTCAAGTAATCTCTGAACAAGCATTATATTGGAATCGACCTCACGGAATGAGATAAACCATTTGCCCCGACATATTGCGCTATATAAGTTAGAAAATATCATCGTATAAATACCTATTGATTACCGGTACAAAAGTACGATGACAAAAGCGGTCTAAAAGGACTTCATTTTTTTTGCTCCCTCAGAACTATTCCGCTTAAAAGATATTATTTGCTTTAGCGGCGAACCGCCATATTCCCAAGAAAATGTAACGGGGAACTGTTCCGTTCCGACAACGTATTCACCCCCATTCGTCGTGCGAATAAGAACAAGCCCTTCCTGACCGGAAATATTCCGGAGAAACCTCACGTAATCGGCTCCCGTGTCAGTAACAACGGCTTTCAGTTCCTGCTCGACGACCCCACCGGGGGCTTCTTGTTTTTCTTTATATTCCCCGGAAGCAACTTTCAAATCCAACCACCTACCACGAACAGATATTATATCTTTTCCGGGATAGTTTTTCACCTCCGCTTTTGAAAGAGGCATAAAATACATGCCGCATACTTGCGACCTTTTGTCCTGTTGTGTCATGTTTAATTAAAGTTTAAGTATTAAAACGTTGAAAATCTGATTTTTACTTAACAATTAACATGTTAAAAACGCTAACTAAACAAAGAGAGCTGAATATCTTCATTCACCTCTTTGATGATTCTTTTCCTGTTGCGGTAGTCGTACTTTTTAACCGCATCATAACTAATCGAATTAATCTTGATGTTATATGCTGTCAGAAAGGCACGGATAATCTTATCCTGCTTGTATCCTTTCTCATAGCCGGCAACAAAATATTCTCGAATGCGTATGCGAAAAGAGGCCTCGATGTACTCCTGCAACATTCTCTGCTTCCATTCAGGAACATATATAAAGTTTTCCTGAAGAATAAAGTGGTTCCATTCCTGTATGGGAAGATACAAGGTGATAGGATGCTCTTTTAGCGGCTGCCTCGGCGGTCGATCCGTTACTGTCACCATAGCTTGGATAAACTTGCCAATATCATTGGCGGAAGTTACCTGTACACCGTCATCGGAACCGGGCTTCAGGCCAAACTCATGGTACAAATAATCGTGAAGATAAGGTTGTAGTTCTATTGTAACTTTAGGCTTCATATATTAATCGTTTAATATTCAGACAAATATAATGAAAAAGGCGCATTCGGCAATATATTATTATGAGATTATTCTACATTTAAAAACATATTTACATGATTACGATAAAACCATCTGCCGATAATCTATTCTTCCGTACATTATACACTGCTCTGAGTATTTTGCTTAGAAAAATACGTAACTCTGTAACCTGTTACTTTTTTAACATAAAACACTGATAATCAGTTAGTGTGTAAGTAACAAAGGTGTTGAAAGGTAATTGTAACCTAAAAATTAAATTGTTACCGAAGGTATAAATCTGCATGCCTTAAGAACAGGTAACAAACTATATTTTATTTGTAACCTTATTTGTTACTCAAAGTTGTAACTATGTAACTACTTATTTATTACGCATTTATCTTCTTTTTCAAACAGAGGTTACAGAGTTACGAAAAATTATAGCAAAAATAGGAAAAGGTGTGGAAAATCGACATGGCAGGGTGGGGTGCTTCTTCTTTTAAAAAGTAAAAGCTGCGGACAAATGTGCCCACAGCTTTGCAATTGTTACCCGATAGCCGATAACCGGCGCATGGCCTTCAGGAAATTAGGGGGAACTCTAACCCTTCGGAGCCTCGTGTAATCATCGTTCAATTCAAACTCCATCCAATGGTTCTGCGCCGCAAGAAAAGCACCGACGGCCACCAGAAACCATGGCAGCTTGACTTCATCGGCTTGAATATTGAGAATGGTATCCGGCTTCATCAGCTCCAGATAGTCATACACCTGATGGATGTAGGTTGCGGCTTGTTCTTCCCTCATCATCCCCGGAAGATAGCGTTCGTAATGCTTGATGTGCTCAAAACGGAGTGTCTCCATCACTGCAATCGATTATTGGTTTAAAATCGGACGGTTCTCCTGCTGTCGTACAAGTCCGCATGTATATCATCTCTTTAGTCTTTCCTTCGCGTTTCTGCAAGAAACGGCCGGAACTGTTAAGCAGTTCCACGGGATTCATCTCGGAGATATAACTACATAATTGTGAGAAGCTCTTCAGGGCCTTGGTAAATCGCTGCATGGTCCAATAATCCCTTTTCGCCTTAGAGTAGGAAATGAAATCCTCGTAAGCCGCATCGCGTTGCACGGGCACATTGACATTTTCTCCATCCTCGGCGAAATAACAATATGCCCAGTCCTCGAATCCTGAACCCATATCGGCTTTCTGCTTCCTCTTAATGATGTTATCCATAGGCGGCTGTATCTTGATGCTGCGGTCGGCCATGGATAAATAGAAATGCAGGCATTGGGCAAAGAAATTCAAATCCCAGTTCCAGTCGTTCTCGCTATAATCGGTGTTCGTCATCAGATTCCTGTCGAAGTCGTCACGTATGCTTCTGCTCTCCAAGTAATCGTTTTCCTCCGTCTTCTGGTGGTAATAATCCGAAAACACCATATAAAGCATGCGCGCAGAGGTGGACGGGTCGAATTCGCGAGGAACGTAGTTTGTTGTAAAGCCGAATTTCGGCGATTCCTCAAACTCGATGAAAAAAGACTTGTTATTCTTTGGATTTACCGTCATGCCCGAAGTGATATTGTCGTAGAATTGGCTCATTGGCAGATAGCGGTCGCAGTCATCCACCAAAACGAAGTCTGTGTGTACGTCTACTTGGTCGAAGACGTGAGGGTTGTCCAACAGGCGGGGATTCCGTCCGGACAAATTAACCGTCCGCATAAAAAAACGGAAAGCCTTGAAAAGAAAACTCTTGCCACTTCGTCCGTTGCATTCATCGTCCTCTCCGATCTTGTTATCCATCGCGTATAATGCCCATGCACGCGATGGAGATTTGTATCTGTGCATGTTATACCCAATTGCATAGATCTTATTCAATAGGTTCTGCTTCTGCTCCCGAATTTCATTCTCGGTGAGGAGCGGTCCGGCAATGTCGAATTTATGAGCAAGCCGGTAATTGTCTGCTTCGTCAACGCCTTTGTCTTTCCACGCATATTCAAGTTCTTTGCGCCAGTGTAAGCGGCTGGTATTGATGAGGTAGTTGAAAAAGCAACTCTGATGTGCTTGGATGTCAATGTCGAATATATCATTTCCCTCGGCATCCTGCTTGTAAGTCCATGTAAACATAGGAGGGAGAATGCTCACCTTATGAGTGATTACATTGGATTTCCATGCGCTTCGGTTGCCGGGTATTCGACCATGTAAGCAGTTAATCCCGTCTTTCGTCACCTCCCAAGTTTCTTTCTCAAAAAAGATATATTGGCTGGTGGGTGTATAATTCCGAAAATCCAAGCTCACTTCATCGAGTTGCCCCAGAGAGGATTCCCCTGTACGAGGAGAGTTGAGGATAAGATTCCGGATATCAACAGGTAGGTATCTCTCAATGGCGAACCTCTTCAGAAAGGCTACAATTTCTTTGGCATTTATCTCACTAACTATACAGCCTTCGCGATGGATATACCTCACCTCTTTGGAATTGTCATCTTTCAAGGTGTAGAAGCCGTTCAGTGTGAGGAAATAATGAAGATAGGCCGTATTTATCTCATAGGTCATCTTCCTACTCCGCTCACTCCACGCCCCCTCCCAAAAACGGGCGGGCATAGCCAGCGTTAGCAGATTGTTGAAGTCCTCCTGTTTCGGTCGCATTTCCACAAAGTCACGAAAATCTTTGCGGGATTTTCCGCGTTGATCCCTATAGCCTCTCAACCAGTCGGGCAACCAGATGGTGTATATATCGAGGAAACGAAGTGCAAGTTCCGTACCTTTAATAACACCGGTGTCGTCGATGTCCGGAATGTTATATATGCGCTCCACATACTTATAGATTTCTTTGATCTCTTCCGGAGTGACCTTGTAAGTTTCGCTGTTGAACCATAAAGGATTATACCCAAGGGCACGGAGGCAAAGAGCGTCACGCTCTCCGGAGCAGATAAAAGCCTCCTTCAACTTTTGCTCTTTATACGGTACATCTTTGTTGGCCGGAACATTGAAAAACAGTTTTTCTTCCACCGCATTGAAGTCACGATAAGCCGTTTTCAACTCTGCCAGTCCGTTGATATATTGTTTCGGCTTCACTCCTTCGGGAGTGTAGCTGAAGCGCCATTGCTTATCCGGATTTAATGGCTCGTATATCTTGTAAAATTTTTCAATACTGCCATCCTTCTTTGGTACGGAGCACTCGCGCATAAAGATGGGATAAGTAGGAGTAGAGAACTTCGTCGTGACTTCCCGGTTCCGAACATAAGAGATGGACTTCGCCACATACCAATGTAGCGCATCAACATGCTCTTGCTTAACGCGGGGGCCGAGTACCCTTAGCTGCTCATCGGTGAACTTTTCTTCCAGTTCGAAGAATTTCTCACCCTCTTTTTCGTCGGCGGAGGCCGGGCGCTTGCGAATTTCCGGTTTATTCACCGAACGGCGAAGCTCGTCTGTTACGTTATACCGGGAAGCGAGTAGGGCTATTGCTTCCGGAAAGCGTACGTTTTCCTCATACATACAGATGTCGATGGGAGACATGGCCGTTCCGGAATCTCCGAAGTCGGTAACTTTGTAACATTCTTCATATTTTTTAAGGCAAGCCGAAGCATCGTCTTCTTCCGGGCGGCGCTTGAATTTTTTCTTGTTATCCACACAGCTTTCCGCCTGTGGATAGTAATACAGGATGATGTCTAACCCGTCATGGGTTGCATCGTAGATATCGGTAGCTTTAATCATATCTAATATTTTGAACGCAAAAGAAGCGTATGTTATATGTCTAACAAAGGACTAAATTCTGATCATTCGAGAATCTCTTCCGGAATGGAGAGAACCTCACTCAACCGTTTTCGGAAATCTCTTAGCAACAAGGGGCTTAAGGACGATGGCGGGGAGTGGAATGTAAGCACATCCGATAAGGCTCGTACTGCTTTTTTAGCAGTGATCCGCGTATTAAGTTCCAAATCTTGCACGGTTGTTACCTGCACGGAACTGGCCTTACATGAGGCAGCTCCTTCTTTCTTTGCTAAATCCAGAAGACGATCCAAGTCCTCCATTTCCCAATCCTCATTGTAGAGGATCTTATTATATAACTCTTCTGCTTGATTCATGTCTTTATTATATTTCACTCCGTTAAATTCAAACTCTGATTCACGAAATAGGGCTTACCAGCTAATATTCTTACACTTAAATTGCTATTATTCAAGCTGATAATCACAACTGCATCATTAAATACCGTGGCAAACTCGTCCCCATCCTCCAGCTTGGCGTCTTGACCAAACTCTGCTTTAAATTGTTCCATTGCCAATTCAATGGCGCTCTTTGTTTCTTCCATATCTTATTCGTTAGTTATTAAATACTATTTACTTAAACACTTTTTCCGCCTCTTCTATTATCTCTTGCATATATCCGGCAGAAGGGGCACATCCTTTCTCCATCCGGGCGATACGCTGACAAAATCGTAGCGCTTTAGCAACAGTTCTGTCAGCTTTCATTTTCTCTTTGATCTTTTCAGGAAGCGCGTTTTGCGCTTTTTTGTCGAACGTGATACATTTTGTTCCCTTCATTTCTTTCTTGTTCTGAATTAAATACAATTGGTTCTATATGTGTATTCATCAATCATATCTTCACCGATAAGCTCAGGTAGCTCAAAGAATCTTGTAGCCGGACAAACATAGGCTTCTATTTCTATACAAAGACCGTCGCTCGGCATATAGACACAACCTACGTTATCGTTCCAATTTATATGTTTTTGAGCATCCTTAGCTACTTCATCGCAAGCTGATAAATATTCAGCGTATTTACAATTTACTCTTTTTATTTTTTTGAATAGCACGTCGTTCATTTCTATATTGTTTTACTCTAATTCATAAATTCTAATTCACAAAACAACCCACATTCGGGCATTATCTCAGTAGGGAAATCGCCACGGTCAGGAGAAAGCTCGTCAAGAAATAAAGCCTTTGTTTCATTACCGATTCTTTCTTTCAGGCAAGAATGCCCGACAACACGTTCCAATTTAGCCATACGTTCAAAATCTTCCGGGAAATCAATACGAATCTTATTCCAGTAACCCATTCCGCCACGGATGCAACCGATGCAGTTGTTATTGTGATATCCCATCTTATACATTCGAGGTAGTTCTATTCCTTCTTTTGCAAGTAAGCAGGCACAATTAGCCTTTGATAGTTGATTGTCGATTAATGGGAACAATGGCTTCATGTTCGGGTATTGCTCAATCATTCGTTGTGCCCGATTGGTTTCCGATATATCAAATCCCCATACTTGACCATCCCAATATTTCAATTCATCTTCGATTTGGTATCGAAGCCGTTTTTTAAGTTCGAAGGTACACGGATAGTAATTGTGCTTACTGATTAGCCCTTTCTTTTCAATCACATCGAAATGGTTAGTATATTCCTTGCTCCGGACAATGTTTATTTTTTGCCCAAACCATTGCTCACAATCATGAAGGAAGCGTAGACTATCTTCGTCCTGTGAGCCAGTGTCCGTATAGTATAGAACCACATCTTTGTATGTCTGTAAAGCTATTTTACAAGCAACAGCCGATGTTATACCACAACTAAACCACGCAATTATTTTGTTCATTATTATATTGTTATACTCTAATTATCTCATCATTGATACAATATATGTTATCACTTATAAAATCGTACATCTTATACATAAGTTCCGGTTCTTCCTTTTTCGGAGAATAAACCATTACCTTTTTACCTGCACCTTTCATCCAGCCGGCTTCTGTATTAGCTGACCGACCACAAGGAAGAACCATAACGCAGACATCCGCCCATTTCATGCCGTTAAAATCTGAATCAAATCCCTTTTGTGCGATCGGATGATTAAGAGCTTCACGATATTGCTCTGTTGTCCAGTTTTGCCAGTTAGGATCTATATCAGACCACTGGAAACCACCATCACCATGTGGGGGATTCTTAAAATCATAGACTTCATGCCCTAAACCGCGGAGAACATCTACAACGTCCTGTTGATATTCATTTCTCCAACTACTTGCTACATAGATCTTCATGATATTCTTTTTTAATTCTACATTAGAGTCATGCAACTATATGTGCCTGACTTGTTTAGGTCTCCAAAGTCGACCCTGACGCACAATTCGCCGGAGATGATAAAAGGCCTATCACTTACTACCTTTCCAATGACACCATAATGGGCATGTAAAACTTCCGATCCCTTAGTCATCGCATCCAGCGCCTCTTTGAACATGTCGCTTGTATAACAAGTAATCCGTCTGTTGGAATAGCTGTAATAGAGCAATCCGGTATTAAGGAAGTCGCACATTTTTAAAACAATCTCTTCTACCTCCGCTCTGCTAAGCACAACAGTGGTCTCGGCCTTCTGGACTTTGACGTCCGGGAACTTCTTTTTAAACATTGCTTTAGTTACCATGTCATTTATTTTATTTTTACAAGATCATCCACTCTATCCGCCAATGCATAATACCCTAATACCTTCTGGTAGGAAATGATGCAGACAACGTCGTCCGGGTTATCTTTTACGCAGATAGTCCATTGTCCACCTTTGGCATCACTAAATGGCACAAGGTGGATATACCGGCTACGCGGATACTTTTCGTTTAAGACATCAATTTGATGCTCGATGTCACATTTAAGCGCATCAAGCGAAACCTCATGCGCTATTAGATGGTGGTTGAATTGCTGCACATACATCTGCAATTCTTTTCCTTTTTTATTGACGTTGGCATACGTCGTAATGTAATCTATAAAGTAATTCATGGCATTAGATTAATCCGATTATATTTTATGTAAGGGGGGGGCGAAAAGTTGATTCCCTACGGCATACCCTATACAGATCAGCTCTTTACACCATTTTTCCTCTTTCTCAGGTAGAACGTTTGCTCGGCGGATGACAGTTCTGTGCCTTGCGTCAACCTTGTTGCCCTTTTTCCGTAGATTATAATGCAACTTGTATCTACGATTCTGTTCTTTAAGTGTCATGACGTTATTGGTTAAAGTGTTCATTCATCAGTTCCGGAAGGTCATCAATTAATCTCAGCGCACACTTGCGTGGGTCAATGTTCGGGCGGACGATGAAGAAACTGAACTCTTCATCTATCTGTCCGACCTTTTCCACGCTGAGGTACTCCAGCGCATCGATAGCATCTACAAAGGTGAGATTTCCTTTTAATGAGAAACTGCAAGTACATTGTAGCTGTCCGACACGCGTTGGACGTGAAATCCATATCTTTTCCTTTCCATCAGGAGAGGCTATTGATGTATAGTTTCTAACTTCTTTGTTCATGATTAATTTTTATTTTAGTTGGTTTTTGAGCCAGAAGGCTATCATTTCACCCACGTTTTTAGCACCAATTTTTGCTTTTATATTCTCCCTATGCCGGTTGACTGTACAGGGAGAGATGTGCAATTCTTCTGCAATATCGTCTGTTTGAAGATTAGAAGAGATGAGACGGAACACTTCATGCTCACGTTCAGTCAATGCCGTGTCAAGTTCCGGACGGCATATCACATTCTCATGTTCGCACTCCCCGCGAAGGGGACATTTTACTTCCTCGAAGACAAACTGCCCATCCCGGTTTATATCGAGATTATATTGGTCATACTCACCGAAGTTGCAACGGATAAATCTATTAACAACGCGGAACTCATAGTACCATCTATTCATCGTGCTGCTCGAATAGATTTTCATCAGTCTAATGTGCGCCTTAGGATATCGATCTCTAATAACGCTAAGCATGTATTCGATTATCGGTCTATTGGTCTCTTTCAGCACAATGGCCGGTTGACCAAGTTCTTTTATCATAACATCTCCTTCAGGGGTGTTATAAAATTCGATGTTAGTTACCTGATACACTCCAAGAAACTGAATAGTAATAATTGTAAATCTTATGAAACTCCTCCTTGACTACGTACCCTAAATCTTGCAATAGAGCAATGTCCTTCTCGTTCAGGATCTGAAATTCAATACTCTTTCCTCCTGTTGAAGCAGCTTTCTTAATCTCCGCCATTATCTCGTTTATTACACTGCTTTCTTTAGAGATTTTCAAGGCTTCGGCTGCTGTGATAAGTTTCTCTTTCATAATCATATCAGTTGTTTAGTGAGTTAATAATTTCAGTGATTAGCTTCATTTCAAGCGGCTTAAAAGAATTAGTTCTAAGTTTGTGATAGAAAGCAGGATAAGACATACCGCTTTCTTCAATTACACGTCTTCTTAGCTCTTCTTTATGGGCATTTGACAACGAACTATAATGGTCTTTAAATACCATTTCTTTTAGTTTTTGCTCTTTTCTCATATTTATTCCAATTATTAGTGTTATATTTATACTGCAAAGTAATATAATAATAACCTATTATCAAAATAATAACCTTATTATTTTAATGTAAAGATTGCTATTTTGATTAATTATAAATAATATAACATGTTTAATCCAGATAAAATAAGACGTCTATTTGAGGATAGAAAGATAAGCCAAGCGCAGTTTATTAAAGACACTAATATTTCAAAATCAAATTTGTATGTCTGGTTAAATAATACTTCAATTCCCGGTGCTGACAACTTGGAAATAATAGCGGATTATTTTAATGTTCCTATGGACTATTTTTTTGATAGGAGTGTTGATTGGCCAAATATAAGTATAGGGCATCAAGTTAAAGGCAATGGAAACAAGGTGTCAGGAGATGTAACGATAAGCGAGTGTCGTAAGGAGATAGCACATCTCAATGCTCTGATCGAAGAAAAGGAGAGGGTGATAAATGAAAAAGAAAGAACCATTCAAATATTAATGAACAAATAACATCAAAGCTTTATGGAAGAAAAGAAAACGTATTCAGAACTGATGCAGCAATCAGTAGAAGAAACGACTTTTTACATGACATCTGCAATCGATATCATTAACAAAAAATTAGGGGAGTCTTATGCGGAAAACCATCCCGAATTACTGGGAGCTTTTATGCAGACTACCGCCATCGCGAATCTGGAATCGGTATTAAAGAATAAATTGGAAAATATCGAGAAAGCGATAGATCAGATTCAGTAA